CCTCTTCACGAGGCGTTGTTCGCACTGTTTAGACAGATCCGCCAAGACGGTACTCACAATCAGGTTAAACCGCTGATTGCGTTGATAAAGGAGCGCGAGGTTCTTATTAGGGAGAATAGATATCCCGGTTCCCGACCGACAGGTTGGGTCCGACTGGGGTTGAATGTACCGAAGAAGGCCTATGCGCTCTTTTCTTTCGATCTAACCGCTGCCACAGATCGATTACCGTTAGCAATTCAGGTCGCATTGCTAGGCCCGGTCCTTGGACCTCGTCTAGCCAAGGCGTGGGCGTCCTTGTTGGTTGCACGAGATTATTACATATATCTTAAAGATGAGCATGGTGTTGGGTCCTTACAACCTCAGCGCTATGCCACCGGGCAACCGATGGGAGCACTTTCGTCTTGGGCCATGTTGGCCCTGACTCACCATTGTATAGTACAGTGGGCTTGGTATCAAGTATGTACCCGTAATCAAGAGGGGTGGAGCTGGTACCGTCATTACGCAGTGTTAGGTGATGACATTGTGATAATGGGGGGACAGGTAGCCGACGCCTATGTTGCAATCATGACGGGCCTTGGGGTCCAGATTGGAGCACATAAATCGTTGGTATCACGAGATGGGATTTGCCTTGAATTCGCAAAACGTACATTCTATAAAGGGAATGACGTCTCAGCTGTATCTCTGGCAGAGCTTTTGGTCTCGCGGAAGAACTTGTCTGCGGGTCTAGAATTATGTCGGAAGTACAGTATGGGCCTAGGGGCTTACGCTAAGTTCCTGGGTTACGGATACAAGGCAACGGGATCACTCACGAAGCGTTTGTGGTCCCTCCCGTCTCGATTGAGAAACTACCTGGTAGCGTATCATGGACCGTCAATGTCTCTGTTCCAAGGAGTATTACCTTGGCTGACAATGCGGTCTCTCCAGTCTACTTACAAAGTGACTGAGGGGGCCCTGTTGAAAGCGAAGGAGCTATTACTAGGACCTGAGGTAAAAGAAGTTTTATCTCGGGTCGATAGGATAGTGAAAGGATTGTGCGAGCCGTTCGATCCCGATAACTTCGAGAAGCAGGGGCACCTGATCCCTCACGGGTCGGATCTAGGTAGATTCCCGTATCATCCCGGTTTAAAGGGCGTCCCGGGGGACGTTCTTTGGCTGCTTGATACAGTAGTTTACAAGGATTCATTCGTGGAGGCTATGGAGGCGGTTCAGACTTTACGTGCTAGAGTGACAGCTCTTGGAGATGGAGTTATTGACCATCTTCCGGAACTGTGGTCGGCTCTTCAAGAAATTGAGGAGAAGATCGGGGCAATACCATCAATGGATCGACTTACGGCTGCTCCCAATCTTAATCGATTGGGGGAGGGTCTTAAGTTGATTCGTCGGTGGGAACGGCTCTCACGTCCATTCCGCTCAACGACAAAATAAAATCGGGAGGAGTTATACTTCCCGTAGTCGATGAACCCTCGGGGGTTTCCCCGAGGAGGAACATTAGGCTTGTGCCTGGTATCTCCATGATGTATTTACCGCGCGTAACAATAAGTCGCGGTCTTGGAGCCCAGGTAGTCTAGTATACAAGGCAAGTATGGTGAGGGTGTCAACTCCTTACGGAGCCCTTATTATAATCCTTGGTCAACATCGATGTTCTCTTTAATTTATTAAGCAAGCTGAGGGGCGCAGAAATGCGTCTCTCTACACTTGCCCAACATTTTTAATAAAGCATCTAAGCTAAGCAAGGTTCGGAATACGGCCGCGTTATGCGGATAAGCCAGAATGGTGATGATTCCTCATCTGTGTCGTCTAGATAATATAAGTTATTTGGATGCCAGAATATGAGGGTCCTCTCACCATGATGGTGACCGGGACGATACCTTATAGTATCGTTCCCGGGGGGGCCGGAC